CCAAAATTGCATCGTCCGCATTTTGATAATCAGAGTCTTCCCAGTCAGGCGAATCATTGTCTGCTAAATTTAAGGTAATATATAATTTTACTTGCATTTTTTGTAATCCTTTCAGTTCTTATATAACGTTACACGTTCAGGGTAAATAATACCTTTGTTTGCAGAAAATGTAACCACACCTCCATCAACTTGATAAACAACATACAAACGATGGTCTTGACGCCTCACAGTTTGTTTGCCTGAGCGTTCATAATACGCCCCGCCCTCAGCCTCAAAACCTTTTAGCGTGCCGATAACCTTTTCATTTCTAGGCGTGGTAATTGTGCCAGTTGTCCAAGATTGAAACGCGCCCCAATTCAAGCCGCAAACGATAACACAAACTGCAAACATGCGCCCCGCTTTTTCAAATGCCAAAAAAGCCATCCATAAAAATAAAAAAGCCATAAAACAACAAAAATAAAACCCGCCATGATCGTTTAGTGTATCGACAACGGGTAATGGTTGCATGGTTATCATTTTACATTCCAATTTGAGAAAAAAGCCAATCCGAAAATTCTTCGTCAGTCCAAACCCATGCAGGGTATGATTGCATTATAGCATCATAATAAGCCCCTGACATACCCCAAATTGCAAAAAATCGAATCTGTCATTTAGTCCACCTGAATATCTAAAATTTCTGTGCGGTCAGCGTTTACAATGTAGTAAGTGCAAACCATTGTTGAATGTACCATAAAAACAGTATGTTGCACAGCCTTGATTTTTGCGCCTTGTGGAAAATCAAGGGCAACAGCATCAAGGACAATTTGGGGAATGGCTCGTGGGTTTGTGTTCATGTGTTTAGTATATCACAGTTTTAGCGATTTTTTAAGTTTTGCATGATTTTTTTAAACCATTCTGAATTTAAAACTTTTTCAAATTCCACAACGGGGTCGTACCATTTGCCCGTTTTGCGGTCTTGAACCAATTGGGGTGTTTGTTTGTTTTCCATGATGCAAGTATACCCCAAATTTCCCCGATTGTCCATAATCTACCATTGAAAATAACTATTGAGCCAATAGCGAAAATCAATCACCAAACGCTTGACAAATGCCAATTCTACGTGGTATAATTGGCGCCCCAAACCCCAAACCGCAAACAAAAGTATTCATTTGCGGTTTGGAAACAAAAGTATTAGCCTGCGATTACTTTGGCAATATCTAATGCAATTTCGTGATTCTCACGAACCCCTACATTGACCGCGATGGATTCGCCTTTGATAAACATTCGTTCAAGGGCGATATATTCGCCGCGTTTACGTTTGAATGAATCATCTTTAAAGTCGCATTGTGCAACGCTTACCCGCACAAATTTGCTATCGTTGCCTGCACATGGGACAACAACAACGGTCAAACCTTCGTCTTCAAATGCAAAGGCTTCGCCGCCCTTGTTTTTCAGCGTGTTAAGCCATGCCTTACGTTCTTGTTTGCTGATTTTGTTCATGCCTAATTCTCCAAGTTTAAAATCAAATTATACCACATTTTTACAAAGGGGCAAGCCCCTTTGGTTATTGTTTTTCAGCCGCGATAAAATCAGCAATTGCTTTCAATGCCGTTTTATTGGCCTTGGTCAGCGAATCGGCATCAGCCTCATTCAAGCCCAAGGCTTGGGCGATAGAATCAGCAAATTCGTCTTTTTTCACAACGGCTTCGCCTGTCTTGGTTTTATAGGTCTTGGCAGTGTAAACTTTCTCACGTGAAAGTTTAGCAACAACAGAGCGAACAGATTTGCCCAGCTCGGCGGCGATAGCCTCAACGGTCACGCCTGTGGCATAGTCACCCACCATCTTAGCAGTTTGCTCGGGGGTATAGTTTACAGCTTTTGCAGTCATTTTCAATTCTCCTAAAAAGTTAAGGTTTCATCACAAAAACAAAGTATAACACAAAGGGCAGGGCGATGCAAGCGGCAAAACCTAGAGCATCTTTAAATTCTTTGAATGTCATTTGTATCATTCCTTGTTGCGATGGAATTATTATAACGCATAAACCAAACAAAAACAAGATTTTTTAAATTATTTTCTAAGTATTTACCCCTATAGATTTTCTGCTAGATTTGTGCTATAATATAGACAGGGGCGGTTATCAAACTAGTGTTTTCTAGACCACCTATATACCCACCCACATGCGGCCTACCATGGATTTTTTCGTAATGACATACGGTGCGTATGAGCTCCACGCGCAGCGCGGAGACTTTTGACCCTAAACTAAAGCAACTTGACCCAAACATCCCATATCGCCCCTAAGCCGCCCAAGCTACCCAACTTTCCCCCTCAAAAAAATTCTGCTTGTAACCACGACTGCTGCTATGATATAATCTACAAAAAAGGAATCGAACCTATGACCCAACACCTCCCGGCGGAAACCGTCCAAATCGCCCCAGAAAGCCTTGAAGTAGCAAACTGCTATCTTCAGCTTAATGACCCACAAAAAGTCGCCTATGAACTCGATCTTGATGTTCAAACTGTTAATCAAATCCTGGCTCGTCGTGAAGTCAAGTCGTATGTTGACGCTGTGTTTTTTGATAGTGGCTACAACAACCGATTCTTGATGCGCAGGGCCATGGATGCTTTAATCAAACAAAAGTTTCAGGAGCTCGAAGAAGCTGGCTCAGGTTCACAAAAAGACATTTCAGAACTTCTTCAGCAATCACATAAAATGTCTATGGACTTACTAGACCGAGAAATTCAGCTAGAAAAGATCCGAGCAGGTACTGGCCCCCACAAGCAAGTTAACGTTCAAATCAACGACGGCATTGGTGACAGTAAATACAGTGCGCTTGTGCATAAACTTATTTCGGGAGAAGGCGTTTAATGTTAACTATCTCTAGACCTGACGTAGAACGCGATGAGATAAAAGAGTTTCCAATGGAAACACGATTTATTAAGCTGCCGATTACTAACTACTTAAAGTTATTGGGCATCTACGAATCTATTAACCGACCCCAAATCGCTTTAATCAACGCAGTCAACGACCCTAAATATCGTTTTGTATGTGCTGCTTTAGCTCGCAGATTGGGCAAAACTTATATTGCTAACGTAGTAGCACAGCTAGTGACTTTAGTGCCGAACTCAAATGTCTTAATCATGTCGCCAAACTATAATTTGTCGTCGATTTCGTTTGAGCTACAACGTAAATTAATCAAGCACTTTGACTTAGAAGTATCCAGAGACAACTTAAAAGACAAGCTAATTGAACTGGATAATGGAAGCACTATCCGCATGGGTTCGATTTCAACTGTGGACTCGTGTGTTGGTCGTAGCTACAACCTGATTATTTTTGACGAGGCTGCCTTAGGTGAAGATGGTGAAGCTGCGTTTAACGTTGCGTTACGTCCTACACTAGATCGTCCTGGATCTAAAGCTATCTTTATTTCGACGCCTCGTGGTCGTAATAACTGGTTCTCGCAGTTTTGGAATCGTGGTTTTGATTCGGCGTTTCCAGAGTGGGTGTCCTTACAAGCTGACTACACTGAGAATACTCGTATGGCTGAGTCGGACGTAGCAGAAGCTCGTCGTGCTATGTCACGTGCTGAATTTGAGCAAGAGTACTTAGCCAGCTTCACTGTGTTTGAGGGTCAAATTTATTCACTCTCAGATGAATCTGTAATAGATCCTCCGGCCGATTTAAAAGGTGAGGCTATTGCCGGTTGTGACCCTGGCTACCGTGATGAAACCGCTTTTTGTGTGATTGTATACGACCACTATGAGGACTGTTTTTGGATTGTTGACGAATACTTACAATCAGAAAAGACTACTGCTCAGCATGCTGAAGTATTCCATGAACTATGCTCGAAGTGGGGCGTAGAAGTAATCTTTATTGACTCAGCAGCTGCACAGTTTGCTAGCGATTTAGCTTATGTTTATGACTTATCAACTACTAAAGCTAAGAAAGATGTATTACCTGGTATTGCCTATGTACAAACTTTAGTATCTCAAGGTCGTTTAAAAGTATCCCCAAACTGCACTAACGTTAGAGCAATGTTCGAACAGTATAGATGGGATACTAAAGAAGGTATTCAAAAAGAACGCCCTAAACACGATGAGTATTCGCATATGGCTGATGCTGTTAGATACGCACTTTATACATATACTATTTAAATACCTTCCAACCCCTTACATTATCAGTACGTTGATTTACTAACCCATTTAAGCTGGAGTAAGGTATATTATGCTCTCTAGAGAAAGCTCTTAAATTAGAAATATTATACAGTGTACCATTAGGGGATACTACAGTAGGGTAAAATTTACCTCTTGTATTACTATCTCCTGCTGCTGGTTTAAGTGAAAGCATACGTTCGTATTCATCTGGGTATATATTAGATAACCAAGAGTGGCAGGTACCTACAGCTATATGATTAACCATATTTTTAGAAACTCCTGACTGTATAGCTATTTCCGCATGAGTTAGCTCTTTTTCACATAATAGTAAAAAAGCGTGCTCTATTTGGTAATTACTATATTTAGATCCAGGGTGTTCTTCTCCTACTAATCTAGGGATATCTCCCGCAGATTGCTGAGTATTAAAACCATTGCTATAGCTTTCGTATACCTCTATAGCGTTATTTTCTAGATCATCTAACTCTGATAAATTAGCTTCTATTAATACTTCTATAGAAGGTAGCCCAAAAGTAGCGTATGCTTCCTGTAAAATTTTAGAGTTTGAACCATTTCTAAAAGCACTTAAATGTTGTCTATACCTATATTCTATATTTTGAGACTGACCTATATATACCTTATTAGTGTCCTTAAAACTTAATTTATAAATACCGCATGTCATAAAATTCCTTGTTTAAAATATGTATCTATTATAGTATATTCGATCAATATAATGCAAGAGAAAATTTTAAGCAGCTGGGAACAAATTTTTACGTATTGACTTTTGCATGCTTGTCAAGTATAATAGCAGTATCAACAACAACCTTATATAAAATATTAAGGAAAATCCTAATGGATAAAGAAACTTACATTGCAGCGTTAAAAGCAACGTTCGCAAGCGAATTTAGCTTTTACTTGAAAGCGCATGGCTTTCACTGGAATGTAGAGGGTTCTGACTTCGCACAATATCATGGATTATTCGCTACCATCTACGAAGAAGTATATGGTAGCATTGACACGTTTGCAGAAGAATTGCGTGCACTAGATGTTTATGCTCCTGCTAGTTTATCTGGCCTAAGCGTACTAACAAAAATTGCCGATGAAAACGCTATCTTAGACGTTCGTTCAATGGCTAGTGAATTATATAACGACTCCGAAACCATGGCTCAATTATTCAAAGACTGCTTTGATTTAGCAGAAATGAATCATGACCACGGCCTATCAAACTTCCTTGCTGATCGTCAAGACGCTCACAAGAAACATTGCTGGATGCTGCGCTCTAGTCTAAAATAAATGGCTGCAAATACCAACAAACGTATCGCTGTTAAATGGGTCAGAGACCGAGCCAAAGCAGCTTACGAAAAACGTTCTGAGTGCTGTATCTGTGATACTACCAAAGACTTAGAACTGCATCACTTACATTCAATCACAATTCTCTTAGAAAAGTGGGCTGACCGCAAGGGATACGATATCACAACGGATGCAGGCATTTTGGCAGTAAGAGACGAGTTTATCGCTGAACATAAAGTTGAGTTATATGAGCAGGTTTACACCCTTTGTAATCCACACCATGTAGCGCTTCACGGTGTTTACGGTAAAGCCCCTTCTCCAGGTTCGGAACCTAAACAGGCTCGATGGATCGAAATACAGCGTAATAAGCATTTGTCCGGTGGACGAAGTATCCCCCAAGCTAGTCAAGGCTCTTTTTTCTCTGAGTTTATATAAAGGGAAAACATGAACTGGATTACAAAAAGTACCGCTTGGGTACGCGAAAAATTTAACCCTGCGCAAGAGCGGATTGCTCAAAGCGAGGGGTCTCGTATTGGTACAACTGCAAAGATCAGTTACCAAAACGCATTTGGTCAAATAGAGTGTGTTAATCGCTCTGTGTCTATGCTAGTATCAGCCTGTAGCTCTCTAGACTACGACGTAAAAGACAAAGTATATGACGGCGTTGTAAATGGTTTGCGTCAGAAAAGTTTGCATACTCTGCTAAACTTTCGTCCTAACCCTTATCAGTCAGCACAAGAGTTTCGTCAGGCAATCTTTAAAGACCTGATCTTAGAAGGTAACGTGTTTATTCACTTTGACGGTGTTTTCTTATACCACCTTCCAGCGATCAACGTTCAGATCATGCCAGACCCTAAAACGTTCATTAAAGGCTACTTGTACCAAGGCCTTACAGAATTTAAAGAGTCTGAAGTATTTCACTTCAAAGACATTAACGCTAAATCAATTTACCGTGGTAGTTCACGACTAGAATCGGCTCAACAGTCGATCAATCTATTAGCAACTATGAAAGATTTCCAAGAGAACTTCTTTGATAACGGTGCTGTATTCGGTTTAGTGTTAACTAGTGACAATACCTTGTCGCAAGTTGCAAAAGAAAAAACAATTAATTACTGGCTACAACGCTATAGCGCAAAGTCAGGTGGCCGTCGCCCTGTTATCTTGGATAGTGGCCTTAAGCCACACTCAATCTCAAATACAAACTTCAAAGACCTAGATTTTGACGAATCGTTAAAATCACATAGCGAAGTGATTATGCAAGCAATTGGTGTTCCACCAATTTTACTACAAGGTGGTAATAACGCTAACATTAGTCCTAATTTACGCTTGTTCTATCTAGAAACTGTAATGCCTATGATTAGGAAGTTTACAAGTGCTTTAGAAAGATATTACGGTTATGACATTGAAGCAGTTACTTCTTCAGTATCAGCGCTACAGCCTGAAATGAAAGATGTTGCCGCATACTATACTACACTAGTAAACGGTGGCGTAATTGCTCCAAACGAAGCACGTTTAGAACTTCGTTATCCAGTTAAGCCTGGTCACGACGATCTACGAGTTCCTGCTAACATTGCAGGGTCAGCTGCTAATCCAGCGCAAGGAGGACGACCCGCCTCCGCTAAAGAATAACAAGGGGTAATATGGTAGATAAGAATAAAGTACTCACCTTAACGAGTACGTTCACTAAAAGTGGTGATCTACCTACCGCCGATGGAAAAATCGATTCTGTTGTCATCGAAGGTTACGCAAGTACCAACGACGAGGATAGACACGGTGACATCGTACCGGCCAGCGTTTGGGAAGCGGGCATTAAGAATTACTTGAAAAATCCAGTAATCTTAGCGTACCACGACCACAATGAGCCTATCGGTAGAATGGTAGAGCACAAAATCGATGCAAAAGGACTTTGGATTAAAGCCAGAGTTTCGGCAGCAGCAGAAGATGTGTTTAATCTTGTAAAAGACGGCGTATTGACTGCCTTCAGTATTGGCTTCCGCATCGTAGATGCTGAGTACAATTCTGCAGCTGAATTGTTCGTAGTCAAGGAACTAGAGCTACATGAGATTTCAGTAGTATCGGTACCTGCAAATCAAAACACACTATTTAATCTTTCGAAAGCATTTGATAATGCTGACGATTTTAAATCTTTCAAAATGCAATTTGCACCCAAAGGCAACTCAGCTAAAGGGCTAGAATCCAGTACGGAAGCAAATAGCGACATTAAAAAGGAATTGGACATGAATCCAGAAGAATTACAAAAAATGTTAGCAGACGCTGCTACAAAAGCTGCTGAGCAAACCGCTAAAGCAATCGCCGAAACTCAAGCTAAAGCTGCTGCTGAACAAGCTGCTGCTGCTAAAGCCCAAGCTGAATTTGACGCTAAAGTCAAAGCAGCTGTTGAAGTTCAAATCGGTTCTTCAACTACTGGCGCTGAAAAGTTGCTAGCTGAAGTTGAAAAACGCCTAGCTGACAATGCTGAATCAAGCAAGTCCGCTTTAGCTGGTCTAGAAGCCGCTATCAAAGAAAAATCAGCTGAACTAGACGC